GTAGACACCGCCCGCGCCGAGGTGGAGCTCCGACACGCCGAGGCGCTTGCGGACCTGAAGGCCACGCACGAAGCCGCGATGGCGTCAGCGGGGCAGGCGCTGGAGAGCGCAGGCCACGCGCTGCGGGAGGAGAATGCCCGTCTCCGAACGGGGCTGGAACGCCTACGCGACTGCGACTTTGTCATCACGCCAGCCGATCGAATGGATGCCGTGCGCGACATCGCCAGAGACGCCCTACAACAGTCCATCAGCAATCATCCGAGCGCCGTGGAGGCGCGTATCGACGCTGTGCTGTCGTCACCCGCTAACCAGCCCACACCGACCGCCAGATCGCCCAAGCACCTACGTGCCGATGAGCGCACGGCAGTAGTCGACCGGCTCCGGGCCATCGTCAGGCAGGTCGACGAGGTGCTCGGCCAGGACACCTTGATCGCGCTGTCGTGTCACCAGATGATCGCGGGCCTGCAACACCAGCCGAGCGCCGACACCATCGCCTCCGTCCGCGCCCTCTACCGCGACGGTCCAGCGGCGATGGCCGCGGCGCTACTCAACATGCGGGCCGATAACGCGCGCCTGCGCGCGGGGCTCGAGAGGCTCGTGGCCGCCGTCGAGCGCGACGACAACTGCATCGACCAAGGACACTTCTCGGGCAGCGAGGAAATGCGCGCCGCGCGGGCGGCGCTCGCGCAGTGATTGCCGACGACAGCGACCCATGGCACTCTGCCGGTGGTGTTGATCGTTCGCGTGTCTCCAGGCTGCACGGTGCGTCGGCGCGCCCCACTGGCGCACCGGTCAGTCTCATGCTCAACATCTGAGTCTCTTCTGCTCAAGTAGGCCCGAGTAGCGATGCCCAAAGGCAGCAAACCCGGCGAGCGGCGCGGCGGACGCCAGAAGGGCACGCCCAACAAGCTCACCGGCGAACTGAAGACGATGATCCTGACGGCGCTCGACCAGGCCGGCGGCGTCGACAATCTGGTCGACCGCGCGCGCGACACGCCTGGGCCGTTCCTGACGCTGGTGGGCAAAGTGCTGCCGCTGACGGTGGCCGGCGACCCGCAGGCGCCGTTGCAGGTGGTGCAGCAGATGTCTGACGACCAGCTGCGCACGGCCCTGGCGGGCGCGCTCGCCGAGCTCGGGGGCCACCCGTGACGCAGGCGCCGGCTGACGCCGCAGCGCGCGCGCAGGTGCTGCTGGCCGAGGCCCAGCGCCGCGCGCAGTATCGGTTCCGCACGTTCTTCCCGGCCACTGGCCCGCTCGGCCGCGCGCACTACCCGCAGCACCTGGCGTTCTTCGGCGCCGGCGCGACGCACAAGGAGCGGCTGTTCATGGCCGCCAACCGCGTCGGCAAGAGCGAGAGCGGCGCCTACGAGACCACCTGCCACCTGACAGGCCTATATCCCGACTGGTGGACCGGCCGCCGGTTCGACACGCCGGTCGACATGTGGGCGTGCGGCACCACGGCGGAAACCACCCGCGACATCGTGCAGCAGAAACTCCTGGGCGCGCCGACGGCTCTCGGCAGTGGGATGCTGCCGGCACATCTGATCGTGCGCGCGACGAAGCGGCAGGGCCGGCCAGACGCCATCGAGACCATTTATGTGCGGCACGTCACCGGCGGGCTCTCGAGCGTGAGCCTGAAGTCGTATGAGCAGGGCCGCGAGTCCTTCGAGGGCACGGCGCGGCACGCCATCTGGTGCGATGAAGAGCCCCCGATGGACTGCTACATCGAGATGCTGTTCCGCACCGCGACCACGGCGGGCATCGTGTTCACGACGTTCACGCCGCTCAAGGGGCGCAGCGAGGTGGTCACCAGTTTCCTCGAGGCCGACGAGGCGGCGTCGCGCGTCAAAGCCGTCGTGCAGGCCGGCTGGGACGACGTGCCGCACCTGTCGGCCGAGGAGCAGGCCGCGCTGCGCGCCTCGACGCCGCCCTACTTGCTGGCCGCGCGCACCAAAGGCGAGCCGCTGCTGGGTGCCGGCGCGGTCTATCCGATCGGTGAGAGCGACATCGTGGTGCCGACGTTCGACGTGCCCGAGACCTGGCGGCGCGCCTACGGCATGGACGTGGGCTGGAACCGCACGGCTGTCATCTGGGGCGCCGAAGACCCCGCGAGCGGCGTGCTGTATCTGTATTCCGAGCACTACCAGGGGCAGGGCGAGCCGCCGACACACGCCGACGCCATCCGCAGCCGCGGTGCTTGGGTGCCGGGCGTCATCGACCCCGCGTGCCTGGGCTCGTCGCAGATTGATGGCCGCCAGCTGATGGAGCTCTACGCCCGGCTGGGGCTCGACCTGGAGCCGGCCACCAATACGGTGGAATCCGGCATCACCGACGTCTGGCAGCTGCTCGTGGGCGGGCGCCTGAAGGTCATGGCGCACCTGACATCCTGGCTGCGCGAGTTCCGCAACTATCACCGTGACGACAAGGGCAACGGCAAGATCGTGAAGCGGGACGACCACCTGATGGACGCCACGCGCTATCTGGTCGTGTCGGGCCGCGCGCGCCTGCGCCGGGCGCCGGCGAAGACGTCCACGTCGCGCAGCAGCGCCGGCGTGCGCAATTGGGGTTGGTCGTAACCTATGGCAGACAAGAATCGCACCGACATCGACCTCGCGTTCGACCGCTTCAAGCTGTCGCGCGACACCTTCGAGGCGCAGCGCGCGCGAGAGAACGCCGACCTGAAGTTCCAGGTGCCCGAGCTCCAGTGGGACGACGACGCCGCGAAGGTGCGCAAGGGGGGCGACGTCATCAACGGCGTGACCATCCCGGCGCGCCCGATGCTGTCCATCCCGAAGCTCGACCAGCCGATTCAGTTGATCCTCAACCAGATGAAGCAGGCCCACCTGGGCGTGCAGATTCACCCGGTGAGCGAGGACGCGTCGAAAGAGACCGCGCAGATGCTGCAGGGGCTCTACCGGCACATCGAGCGCGACAGCAAGGCGCACGAGGCGCGCAGCTGGGCCTTCGACCGCGCCGTGAAGGCGGGCCTGGGCTACTACCGCGTGAACACGACGTGGGACGACGCCTTGAGCCACCCGTTCGACCAGAAGATCACGATCGACCGCATCCTCGACCAGGACTTGGTCTACCTCGACCCGGCGGCGCAGCAGGCGTCGTTCGCGGACATGGAGTGGGGGTTCATCGCGACGTGGCTACCGATGGACCGCTACCGGGTGGTCTATCCCGACAGCGACCTGGCGAGCTACGACGACGACGCGCTGCGGGCGCTCGTGGCGCGCGTGCCCGAATGGGTGCGCCTCGACGGCCCGAAGAAGACGGCCGTGCTGGTGGCCGAATACTGGCGCAAGGAATACACCACGCGCGAGTGGGTGCAGCTGCTCGACGGCGGGTTCGCCTACCGCGACGAGGTGGACGAGGCGCAGATCAACCCCGAGGGGCTGCGCCGCACCGTGAAGATTCCGAAGGTGGTGTGGAGCGTCATCAACGGGCACGAGGAAATCACCGAGCCGCAGGAGTGGAACGGCAAATACATCCCGATCATCGTGGTGGCCGGCCGCGAACTGCAGCCGTTCGACAGCGAGCGCCGGTGGGTCGGCATGATCCGCAACGCGCGCGACGGGCAGAAGCTCTACAACTACGCCGCCAGCAACAGCGTCGAGATTGCCGCGAACGAGCCGCGCGCGCCCTGGTTGCTCTACGAGGGACAGGACGAGGGCTACGAGGAGATGTGGGCGCAGGCCAACGTGCGCAACTTCCCCGTGCTGAAGTTCCGCGCGACCACGGTGGCCGGGCAGCCGGCGCCGCCTCCGCAGCGCGTGACCATCGACGGCACGCGTCTCGGCGTGTCCATGCAGCTGCTGGCGCAGGCCGACCAATACATCCAGTCGAGCACCGCGGTGTTCGACCCGAGCCTGGGCCGCGTGAACAACACCGACCGCTCGGGCCGCGCGGTGCTGGCGCTGCAGCAGCAGTCGGACGCCGGCAACAGTCACTTCCTCGATAACCTCGCCACCGTGTCGATGGAGCATGAGGCGCGCGTGGTGCTCGACCTGATCCCGAAAATCTTCGACCGACCGGGCCGCGTCGTGCAGCTGCTGTCGGGCGAGGACGAGCAGACGCCGGCCATGCTGGGCGTGCCGTATCGCCTCGAGGACAACCGCGCCGTGCCAGCGCAGGGGGCGCCGCCGCAGGCGCTCGAGATGGTGCAGCGCGGGCCAGGCGCGCCGTGGGGTCTGTCCGCGCAGCAGACGCGCCCGATGCCAGCGCCGTCCGTGAAACAGCACGACCTGCAGAAAGGCGTCTATGGCGTGTCGGTCAGTGTGGGCCGGTCGTTCCAGACGCGCCTCGAGGAGGGCAGCGCCGAGATTGGCCAGCTGCTGCAGGCGGCGCCGCAACTCCTGCCGCTGCTCGGCCCGGTCTACTTCAAGTTCCGCGACTTCCCCGGCAGCCAGGAGATTAGCGACCTGCTGAAGCGGATGCGCGCGAAGGAGTTCCCCGGTCTGGACGAGCGGGACCAGTCGGACCCGCACACGCAGCTGCAGCAACTCCAGGCGCAGATGCAGCAGATGCAGCAGCAGCTGCAGCA